ATATAGAAATGTGCTTGGAAACCAATATATCCCGGATACTTTAAAAGAATTCCAAGAAATAAAATATACAGATGAGAAGCAATGGAATGATTTGGAATATAATTATAGAACTGTCAATCGTTATAAAACCGATTATGGGAAAGTTGATGCAAAAACAATTTTAGAATTGGATAAAGAAGCCCTTACTGCAAAAGATAAATATATGACAACAAGAGCGGCAAATGGGAATGTAGCATCAATGAAAATTGGTGATGACATTTTTGTTGCTTCGAGCAGAATATCAGATGATAATAGTGATACTTTTAAAAATTATAAAGGTGATAAAAGTAAGTTGATATTATCACCGTCAGAAAAAAGGCTGCATCCTCATACAAAAGATCACCCATATGAAGGACATGAAGGCGAGTATACTAGAGAATTTGACACTGAGTATAAATTTTTTGAGTACATTTATGACAAAGTACTAAAGGGAGAACTAAAAGATCAAGAAATTCATATCTTATCTCAAAAAAGTATGTGTTTTAGCTGTGATTCAGTTTATAATGAACTTGTAAGTAAAAAAGAAGTTATAGATGCAAATGTTAAAATAAATGTTGTATCAGGAAAAAATAATGATTCCTGGATTTATAGAAATTATACCAACAAATCATTAAACAACAGAAAAAACAAAGTCAAAAATAAGAAAAAGGGTGAAAAAAATGATAGATAAAACAATAGATAAATATGAAAGTTTAAAACATGATTTTAGAATATCATATCTCAAAAGTGAGCAATCAGTAGGTATGTTTCATCTTAATGATTTAGGACCTCAGTTTGATGATTGTCCTTTATTCGCGTTAAAGGTATCTTTGGCGCTTGCTACTATTGAGGCTGAGTTATATCCAACATTAAACGATGGTGTTAACTATATGTTCTATCATACCTATGAAAATGTTGATGAAATCGTAGTAGGTGAGCATGTCGAGACCCAAGAAGAACTGGATGAAATGAAACGAGACAGAGATTTTGTATTAAACTCTGGTAAGTTGGATTATGAAGATGCATTTAGAGATGAAATCAGTGAAAAGGAATAAGAAATATGGCTAGAGATGATTATCATGTTGTTGTTTATCAGATCCTTTCTTATTTATACCAGCAATTAAAGCAAGGCAATGAAATAGATGTCTCACTTATAAAACATGATAGTAAATATCTGCAGATCAATAGAAAATATTGGAAATATGTAATTATTAGTCTTTTTAATGAAGGATATATCAAGGGAGTAGTAATTGATGAAGATATTGACGAGAACCTGGAGATATATAATCTGGATAAATGTGAGATTACGCCAAAAGGAATAGAGTATTTGACTGATAATTCAACTATTGAAAAAGCAAAGAGATTTATGAAAGATTTAAAAGATATATTACCGTTTGTATAAACCGACTGATGTCGGTTTTTATTTTACCCAGAATGGAGGTAAATGATGGCCCAGGGTTTAAGAAAACATAGGCATTGTTATTATGAGGTTAATTCTAAATATTATTATGACAATCATAGAAACTGTATGGTAAGGAATACGCACTATGAATGCATGATCTGCGGTCATGAATATCATGAAGTATCAGAATTATCACAAGGACCGCCAAAAGAAAGAAGTAAATCAAGTGTATTGGAAAAGAATAAGAACAGGCATAGGCATTATTAGATGTCTTTTTATTTTGTCTGAAATAAGAAGAAAGGAGATAAAAGATGAAGCTAAAAGTTATTCATAATCTTATTGATAAGCAATGTGGTGTTGTCAGATATGTCGGTGAAGTATTTGAAGCTGATGAAGAAAGAGCTAAAGAACTTATCAAACTGAAAGCTGTTGTTACTTATCAGGACGATGTAAAAAAAGAAAAATAAGCATTATCTTATTGTCCAAAAACTTATGACACAAAAAGATGGGATGGTCATACGGACCTTAAATGGAGAAGTGTAATGAAAGATAAAAATAAAATGATGCCTCTTGATCTGCAGTTATTTGCTGAAGACCCGGGAGATGAAGCAAATACTAATGATAGTGGTCAAGAGAATCAGAACACTCAGGATAACGATGAATCAAACCAGGAACCAAAGACGTTTACCCAGAAAGATGTTGACAGAATTGTTCAGGGAAGAATTGCAAAAGAAAGAAAGTCCTGGGAAAAGCATCTTGAAGATCAGAGAACAGAAGCTCAAAAGCTTGAAAATATGAGTGAAAAAGAGAAAAAGGAATACCAGGAACGAAAACGAGCAAAAGAACTTGATGACAGAGAAGCAGCAATTACCAGAAGAGAACTGACTGCACAGGCAAAAGTTCAGCTTGCTGATAAGGGTATTCCTACAGAATTAGCTGAAATTCTTAATCTAACAGATGCTGATGCGTGTAAACAGTCCATCGATACAGTTGAGAAGGCTTTTCAGTTTGCTGTTGAAAAGGCTGTTGAAGAGCGTATCAAAGGAAAAGAACCACCTAAAAAGGCACCGGAGAACAGTGCAATTACTATGGATTCTTTGAAAAATATGAGTGCCCAAGAAATCAACAACAACTGGGACGAAATACAAAAATTAATGAAACAATAGGAGAATAACAGAATATGTCAGTAACTAAATTTATTCCGCAGATTTGGAGTGCAAGATTATTAAACCATTTAGATAAGAGACACGTGTATTTGAATCTTCTTAATAGAGACTATGAAGGAGAAATCAAAAACTTCGGTGATACCGTAAAAGTAAACCAAATTGGTGATATCACTATCAAAGATTATGTAAAAGGAACTGATATTGATGCACCGGACGATTTGGATGGTGAACAGCAGGAGTTGAAAATTGACCAGGCAAAGTATTTTAACTTTTCAGTAGATGATGTTGATAATGCACAAACCAACCCAAAACTAATGGATAAAGCCATGGAACGTGCAGCATATGCAATGAATGATGTTGTAGATGCATTTGCAGCCAATTTATTAGCCATTAATGTACATACTGATAATACTATTGGTGATGATACAACTCCAAAAGTGCCGACAAAAGAAACTGCTTATGATTTATTGGTGGATCTTGGAGTTAAATTAACAGAAGCAAATGTTCCTACAGTCGGGCGCTGGGTAGTCATTCCAGCATGGTATCATGGCTTATTATTAAAGGACCAGCGCTTTGTAGGCAATGGTACAGATTATAACAAAGCAATCTTAGAAGGCGGTGAAGTAGGTAATGCAGCAGGCTTCACAGTTTACGTATCAAACAATGTACCTAATACTACAAAGACAAAGTATAAGATCATCGGTGGTACAGAAGAAGCTGGTTCATATGCAGAACAGATTTTAAAGACGGAAGCATACAGACCAGAGAAAAGATTCTCTGATGCAGTCAAAGGGTTACATGTATATGGTGCAAAGGTATTCCAGTCTAAATGCATTGCTGTATTGACTGCTAATCCTGAATAGAAGAAAGGAACTGATTTAAATGAGCTTTATTAAAAATATTAAGACTGGTATCACGACAGAATGTATCAATGAAGACGTGATAAAAGTATGTAAAGCAGATCCGCTTAATTATATCGTAGAAGATAGCTTAGAAGCTTTGCTATCATCTGAATCATCTGAAGAAAAATCAGCTAAGAAGAACAAACCTTTAAGCAAGATGAATATTGCAGAACTCAAAGAACTAGCAAAAGAAATGAATATTGATGCAGACGACTCTCTTACAAAAGATGAGCTCTTTGCTGTAATCAAGGCAAACAAGAATGGATAGCATCAAAAGAGATTTTAAAATTCTTACTGGAGAGACTGATAATGATATAGTCTCTCTTTTTGTTTCTAATGCTGCTAAAAGAGTTCTTATGAGAGCAAACAGATCAGAACTTATAGAACCTCTTTATGATCATGTTCTTACTCTTGCACTTGCAAGATACGAAAGAAGAGGTAATGAAGGACTTGCATCATATAGTGAAGGTGGAGAAAACGAATCTTATCTGAAAGAAGATGAGATATTATCAGCAGTAGATAATTATCGCCTAACACCAATAGCAAGGAGAAGAAGAGATGAAGAAAAAAAGTCTGAAGAAGTTCACTCTTAGAAGATACAAGCCTTATAAAGATTCTGAGGGTAATAATATCGAAGAATATGAATCCAAAAGATACGATGATGAAGCGATTATTTATCCAGCAAGTAGCTCAACACAGTTTGAACTTTATGGGATGCGCATCCATGCAATCATGAATATGCATTATTATGGTGTTTTAACGATAAATGTTCATGACATGATCATTTATGAGGGAATCAATTATAAAGTCATCAGTGAGCAGAAATATAAGCGTTTTAAGCACATAGAGATTGAAAGATTATGAGTAAACTAGAAAATGCAGATAGACTTATCTCAAAACTTCAGCAGATATCTGCTAATGACGCATCGGAAGTATGCACACAGGCTGTAAGACAAGGCGGATTATTGGTACAGGCACAAGCAAGACTTCTTATTACATATGTAAGTGGTGATCTAATAAGATCTGTGAAAGTAAGAAACAAAAGTACATCAAAAGGTGCAGAAGCAACTGTTTATACTAATTCTCCTTATGCTGCTTATTATGAATTCGGCACAGGGCCTAATGGTGAAGCAAATCACAATGGAATTTCACCAAATGTTAATGTGCATTATAAGCAACAGGGATGGATGATACCTGGTGATGCGATGACACCTGATAGAGCAGAAGAATATGGTTTTAAAGTTGTATATAAAGGTGATAAGCCTATTGGATATCTCACAAAAGGGCAATATGCAAGACCGTTCATGTATCCAGCGGCACATGACAACAAGGATAAGATAAATGAAAACGCTAAAAAATTGCTTATGAAAAAGCTCAAAGAAAGGTGTATATAAAATGATCAATGTAAAAGACATCGTATATAAAGAATTATCTAAGGTTTCTGAATATGCGAGTGATGCATATCCGCACAACTGGTCTATGCTACCCGCTGTGCAGTTTGTTGAAGAAGAAAATAAGGTTGAAGAGTTCACAGATGATAAAGAACAGTCATCATATATCCGCTACAGAATTGACATATGGGATAACAACAGTACCAGTCAGACTGCATGTGAAATAGATGACGTGATGACGACATTAGGATTCCTGAGAACATCATGTTCGGATGTTCCTGACCCAAGCGGATTAAAACATAAACAGATGAGATATGAAGCAATCATAGACTGCAAGAAGCAGTTTATCTATCATACAAATTAAATTAATGGAGGAATTGTTATGTTAGCAAATGGTGCTAAGTTAGAATTCAAAAGCAAGACGGTATCAACCTATACAAAATTAAAAGGATTAAAAGAATTACCAGAAATTGGTGTTGAACCGGAAAAAGTAGAAAATAGTGATCTTGATGATACACAGAAAGTTTATGAAATGGGTATCGGAGATCCAGGAGATATTACATATAAATTCAAATATGATAATACAGAAACAGACAGTCCGTATAGAGTATTAAGAAAATATGAAGAGAGCGGAGAAAAATTATCTTTTAAAGAAACATTAAAAGATGGTACTACCACAGAATTCAATGGACAGATTTCATTAAAAAGAACAGGTGGAGGAGTCAATGGTGTAATTGAATTTGATATGAACATTGCATTATCATCTGCGTTTACAATCACTGACCCAATTATTGGATAAAGGAGGCATAAAATGGGAGCATTATCAGAAGGTTTAAATATTCTTGAAGAAGAAAAAGAACCTGTAAAGAAACAAGAAAAAAAACAGCCTTTCGCTTTGTGGAAGGTAGGAGATACTGAATATAAATTAAAACTCACAACTCAGGAAATTATCAGACTTGAAAGTTTGTTCAATGCAAATCTACTAAGCGTTATTTCTTCAAATACTGAAAATAATGAGATGCCACCGCTCAAAGTGATGCTGCTTATCACTCATGGTGCGATAAAGAAATACAATCATGGTATCAAAGAAAAAGATGTAATTGAATTATTTGATAAATACGAAGAAGAAGGTGGCTCACAGCTTTCGTTTATGACTGATGTGTTTCTTCCAATATTTCAGGTAAGTGGTTTTTTCTCACAGGCTCAGGCAGATACGATGAACAAAAATATCGAGGAAGCAAAAGAGCAGATGTAGAATATCAGACACTGAGCGATATGATCAATGAATTATATCCTATCGCTCTTGACTGCTGTATAAGCACTGATGCATTCTGGAATTCATCTTTTGGAGATATTATAGATGAAATAGATTCTTACAGAAGAAGAGAGAAATACAAACAGAAACAACAGGCAATACATGCTCATAACCTTGCTCAACAGATTATAGAAGGCATCAATCTTATTGTTAATGGAAATGATAATCAAAAAGAAATGCATGGTCTTTGGGATTATTATCCTGATTTGTTTGAAGAAGAGAAAGAAAAGCATAAAAAGCAGCAGGAGTACAATGAATTTGAAAACTTCAAAGCGCAGAGAAGAAAGTTTGCAAATTATCATAACAGAAAATATGGTGGAGGTAAAAATGGATGACATTAGAGGAACTTAAAGTTATAATCTCCGCTGAAACAAGCAAATTCAATTCTTCATTGAATGATGCAGTCAATCAGACAAAAAACGCAAGTAAAAACATAAATAACCAAACCGATATCATAAATAATGCTTTCGGAAAAATAAAATCTGCATTCAGCTTTGCTGCAATTGGTGCAGCAGCATACAAAGGAACTAAGGCATTGATTGGATTAGGCAGACAGGCAATAGGCATAGCATCCAATCTTACCGAAGTACAGAACGTTGTTGATGTAGCATTTGGTGATATGTCATGGAAAGCTGAAAGGTTTGCCAGCAACTCTATTCAGCAGTTCGGTATGAGTGAGCTCAGTGCAAAGAAAACGGCCTCTACGTATATGGCAATGGCTTCAAGCATGGGCCTTGGAGCAAACAAAGCAAGTGACATGGCAATATCGCTTGCTGGATTAACAGGAGACGTTGCATCTTTCTATAATATTTCACAAGAATTAGCAGATGTGAAATTGAAATCTGTATTCACTGGAGAAACTGAGACCTTAAAAGATCTTGGCATCGTAATGACACAGACAAATCTGCAGCAGTATGCACTATCTCAAGGTATTACAACAAATATCAACAATATGAGTCAGGCAGAACTTGTTACTTTAAGATATAACTATGTTATGCAGCAGTTATCACTTGCACAAGGAGACTTTGCAAGAACAAGTGGCACATGGGCAAACCAGGTCAGAATACTTCAGGAACAATGGAAACAGCTTCTTGGCATTATTGGTAATGGTCTTGTTGCAGCTTTTACACCTGTTATCAGAGTACTCAATACAGTAATCGGGAAGGTTATTACTGTAGCAAATGTTATTGCGGGTGTTTTTGGCAAATTATTTGGTAAAAAGTCCAACTCTGCAAAAGCTAGTACAAAACAGACAACAAAAGCAATTAATTCTGTTGGAAATTCTTCAAAATCAGCAGGAAGTTCTATGAAATCTGCGGGCAACTCTTCTAAGGGTTTAAATAAATCGCTTAAAGGAACAGAGGGACAGGCCAAAAAGACCGCCAAGGCTTTAGGCACACTGGCCTCAATAGATGAGATAAATAATATCGATTCTTCAGATTCATCAGGAGCAGGCGGTTCAGGAGGAAACGGAGGCGCCGGCGCCGGCGGTGTCGGTGATGGTGGCTATGATATTGGTGGAATTGATTGGGGAGAAGGAGAAGATAAAGCTGATAAGGGCAGTGATAAGATTTCGAAAGCAG